TTACATATCTCATAATATGATCATCAATCTGATGATAAACAGGATGCAGATCTAGATCCATATTAATATCGTGTGCTATTTGTGATATCTGATCTGCAGAGAAGCAATGATCAGGATGTAATAGATCACAACAGGGGATACGCTTCTCAATTAATTCATTGAGGTTGATACGTATCTCATAATCTCGATAGACTGGCATAATTAATAACTTGGTTCTAAGTCTAAGTGTTCAGGTTCATTAACTTCAGAATATGTCAGGTCATCCCAATAGGAATGATATAACCTACCCCATATAACTTTAAATTCGTCATCATCAAGGTCTTTGAATAGACAACGATCTTTAAGATATATGTGGTATGTTGACATTAGTCCTCCGTGCGTTGTCCTATAGTTTCTATTTTATCATCCTCCTCGTTAGAGAGTTCGAATGATGGCATATTAACTTCTCCGTCGTCTCCCATTATATCACGCTTTACCATAAACAGTGCATCGATAGCACCTTCAAGTCTTGATCTCTGACTATATGCTTCAGATCTCTTCTGAAAATCAACAGTAGTCACACCATAAGGATTTAGTTTCTTGTTACTAAATTCCTCATCTAGTTCTTCTATCAATTTAGTTTGTTCTTCCTTTTGTAAGTGGAAGTTTTGTATCAGTTCATCAATAGTCATCTTTTAGTTCCGTCAGAGTGATAGTTAATTGCTCTCATTGCTCTTGCTATTTTTCTAGTAACAGTATCTTCAGTTGAATACTCTGCTGCTAGTGAATAGTTGAATGAGTTTTCTAAGTCCCAGTCCTTTTGTTCAGCAGGTTCTTGAACAAAATCATACCAATCCTTTTCTATATGTTCACGTAGCACAGGTACAAACTGTGCTAAGGGGGTTCCTGCTTTGACGAGGACTCCTTCTTCTCCTGTGTCAATGACTTTCCAGAAGAGTTGGACGTTGACTTGCATTGCAAATCTTGGGTCATACATTCCAGCAACTGCTTCGAATCTAGTTTCATTGTTGTAATACACTGGGAGTTGTAAAAATACAATGTCATCACTAGCTCGTACCCTCCAAGGTGTTTCAAGTTTTATAACGTGAGCAAGGGTATCCTCTGGGAACCCTGACTCTTTATCTTCCAATAAAGGAACTGTTTGATCAGGTGGATGATCTCCAATAAAATTGGAGTGTCTCATAAAATTGGTTACCTGTTCATATCTATAAGAGATACCATCACCTTGAGTGAATATCCTGAAATCCATAGGTGAGGTTACCACCCAACCCATACGTGTGATTTGTTTTAAACCAGGACAATTAGCAACATTTTGTGTACCCATAAAAGGACACCTTCTATTCTTATGTTCCTTATCTTTCCATTGTCTTTTAATGGATGATGCAGGTATAAGTGGATAGTTCTCTGCTAAACCAGGTTCAAGTGAGAAGAACCTGATCCAAGGTTTCTTCTTACGGAAGATATTCCACATTGTCTTCCCCATAAATGTTTTCAAGTAAGTAATCATAATGAGTCGGACAATCATCTGACTCAACGAACTTCTTAACGTTAGCAATATATTCTTCTCTTGTCACCTTACTGACTCCTATTGCGTGCTCGTTCTCTTCACTACCCATTAGATATCTTGTACCTAATTGTAATCCGTGACCTGCAGCAATATAGTTCATACCGTGCATATTAGCATTCAATGGTTCAGCGTGATCTAATATAGATCCCATCCTTTCAAAGTTATCATTAACCTTGATGTTACCACTGTTCATAGTTTCAATATCCATATAATCATTACGTTGTGTACACCACTTCCAGTATGGATTATCAGTTCTCATTGATAGTGCATAGTGCATAGCAACAAACTTAGCAAATCCAATTACTTCACGTTGTGCACAATAATTATACCATTGTCTCTCTATGCTTGTGATGTATCCCTTTCTTCTATTGAGTATGTCAACCAGTCTAAGGATACTCTCGTGTGTAGTTAATAGTCCTGTTGATTCTAATGGTTCTACAAATCCATATGATAGACCAATAGCAAGACAATTAAGTTCCCACGCTTTCTGTCTATAACCGTGCTTTATATCAATAGAGGATATCTCATACTCATCAGGTTGTACACCAAACTTAAGTTCAATCCAGTTTCTGAACTCTTGCTCTGTCTCGTGTTCCATTGCAAAACGTGATGACCAAGCATAACCAACACCAATACGATTCCATAATGGAATAGTCCACATCCAACCATTCTCTCCTGCTGTGCAGTCAGTCACATTATGCATCATTTCCTTACGTTGTTCTATATCAAGATAAGGTAAACGTGCAAAGAATGCTTTATCATTTGCAAGTATATCTTTGAATGATTCGAATGATACATTCATCAATCCTTCAATGAGTGCACCTTTAAATCCAGTACAGTCAATGAATAGATCTCCTGTTACTCCTACTTGCTTTTTATCTGCGTCTAGTCTTACACCCAACTGGTTAATCATTCTGTTAGATGCAGCAGGTGATCCACCTTTCTTTACATCTTTAATCATTCCACGTACTTCACCAATTACGTGTGTGAACCTGTTCTTCTCTACCCAAGGATAACATACTCTATCTCTTAGGAACTCACCAAACTTCTCAGCATCTAAATGATATGCTGTATCTGTCTGGAAATTATAGTTATCCCAGTCCATATATCCTTCTGGAGTCTGAGCACTATTCCACTGCTTATTATTTGCTACAAGTGTATCGTTCTCAGGATTATAATACTGAGAGAATGACTTGTTATCTGGATTATATTCTTCTGGATGTCTCTTCTGTAAGTCAAACCAATCTTCAATACCATTAGCAGTGTTATCTAACTTATACTTACCAAATGGATATTGAAAGGTCGTCCCTTTCTCTCTAAAATCTGTGAACTGAATACTATTCTTATAGGTTGCATTACAATACTCCATCCAGTCTTTATCTTCAAGACCAAGAGCATCAAGATACTTATTGAAATGACCTAAAGTAGATTCACCAACCCCAATAGGTTTATGCTTTGAACTCTCTACGAGTACAACATTAACCCAAGGGCATAGTTTCAACAAGGCAGCACAAGTCATCCAACCAGATGATCCACCACCCACAATTACAACGTTATTGACCTGCATAATCTAATTAGTACCGTCAGTATTATATAGGACATCATTATAATAGTCAATCGGTCTTGGCATAAAAGCAGCGATCTCCTTTCCTTCAGTGATTCTCTTCTCTACAGCAGCATCTAAGATAGGTAGGAAGTCACCATCAAACTCTCGATCATAATGTGCTTCCATATCCATAACTTCCTTCCTACCAATAATAGTATAACCTAGACCTGCCATCACAAACTGCATACCAATAAACAAATCATTTAATGTTGTTGGTATATCACGACAGTCAATATTATTTAATGTGTGGAATGGTACTGAAGTTGCAGCATCCCAGTATGGTGTGTCGTCTTTGTATGCTGCTGTGAAATGATGTACGACAAAATCTCTGAATGTCATAAACTTGACGTGACACGCTGCATTGAACCAGTCACGTTGTAGTCCTGACAATGTATCCACCTTTGGATCAGCAAACTGTATGAAATTAAATAAGAACTCGTGTACTGAGAACAGACCACCTGATTCTAATGGTTCAATGAAACCAGCAGATAGTCCTATTGCTATTGTATTACCCACCCATACCTTTTCTCTCATACCTGTTGGCCAACGTAGGTATTTAAAATCTTCATCAGGTGCATCAGGACAACCTAAATGTGCCTTAAACTCCTTTAGTGCAAAGGCTTTATCCTGAAACTTTGAACTGAAATTATAACCTGTCCCAATACGAGACCAAGTTGGTACAGACCAGACCCAACCACTTGACAGTGCAGTGACACGTGTGTAGCTCGTAAGTTCCCGTTCTTTATCAACATACTCCCGTCTTGTGCACCACGTACTGTCATTTAGTAACACGTCTCTCCAGTCGTCCCAGGGCACTCCCAGGCGGTTCATCAAAATTGCTCTGAATCCTGTGCAGTCTATGAATAGGTCAGCAGTTACCTCTTTACCATCATCAAGAGTTAGTTTTGTTATATTATCTCCCTCCGTGTCAATCCTATCTACTGTCTCTCTAATATAATTTAAACCACGTGGGATACAAAATTTATCCTTTAGATACTTAGCAAACTTAGTAGCATCAATATGATAACCAACTAACGTGTCTATGTGTGGTGTATATAATTTTCCCTGTTCAGATACTGCAGCAGCATTAGAGAATACATTCTGAAATGTTGTATTAGATGGTTGTCTATGGTACTTCCAAATATAATAGTCTAAGGGTGGAATATTAGTATCATAAGAACCAAAAGGGTACTGCCACGGTTGGTCAGTACCCCAATTTTCAAATCGAATGCTGTTCTTATATGTTGCGTCACACGCTGGCATCCACTCTTTATCTTCGAGTTCCAGATACCTAATGAATGTATTAAAATGCTGTGTTGTAGATTCTCCTACCCCTATAGTTCCGACTAGAGGAGACTCTATCAACGTAATATTTTTAGTGCCCTCAAAATGTTTAAGTAGCACTGATGCTGTCATCCACCCTGCACTGCCACCTCCGACAATACAGATGTTATTAAATTTCATAATAAGTTAGGTAGGTGGCTCTACGTATGCTCCACCCCAATTTGAATAGCGTTCCCAACAAGGATTATCTTGTGTTGAAATCTTACAAGGTCTTGATGTGCTTGGTTCAACAGCATCTGACATATACTCTGAGATTTCCTCTTCTGTCATAGATGGATCCATTGGTTCCTCTACATCAGATGGTCTTTGAGTATTATCTTTAACTGTCTTAACGTGATTATACCACAAAGCATCAGCCGCTGCCAGATCTTTACCTGCTGCGATGTCTTTGTATAGCATATCTAATTGCTGACCAATTTCACCATATGCAACTCTACGAGTTGTAGCAGGATCAGCGTATGTATCTACACGCTTAACCCATATCATATCATTGGCAGATGGTGACCATTCTAGTGTCCAAGTGTTTGTTACGTCATCAGGTGCATTGACCCACATCTGAGAACAACCACGACCTAAGAATAGTGTATATTCTTCACCAGGATCTACTACGTCTGCCACGTATCCATTGAAATCCATTAATGCTTTCTTCATTGGTGACCCCTATTTGTAGTTAATAACAGTAATAACACCATACTTACCGTTTGAACCACGGAAAGAACCAAAGTGTCCACCAGATCCACCACTACCATAAGCAGAGTGATCTTGGTGATTATGTGAGAAGTTACCTCCATTTGGCCAACCAGCAGCAACTGATCCTCCAAAGTGAGATGGTCCTCCAGTTCCACCACCGTGAGCAGCGTGGGACTGTCCACCACCACCCCAGATGTTCAAGTCTCCACCAGAACCATTACGTCCTAGTCCACCTGAGTGAGAGTTGTTACGTGCAGCACCGTGTCCACCACCAGCAGATAGATATGGTCCAAAGGATGAGGATCCTCCGTCTCCACCACGGTTGAAGTACCAAGTACCTCCACCTCCTCCACCAACTGAAATACCAACTGAAGAAATGTTTGCGACGCTCATTACACGCTCAGAATATCCACCAGCACCACCAGACTCTCCGTGTCCAGCACCACCTCCTCCACCACCATTGCAGCGTACGTGGATGTATTTAACACCTGATGGACGGTTCCAAGTTCCCCCTCCTGTCCATACTTGCATATTATAAATGTTTTCGGAACTTACGTCTGTCCAAGACATAGAAGAACCATTGTTTGTTAGAAACTTTCCAGACTGTCCAGAGACACTAGGTACTATCTGACCAGACGAACCTGACATAGTTCCGTTCACGGTCAAATTACTGCAGGTTAAAGTTCCGTTCGCAGTAATATTACCAGACGCTAGGGTAAATCCACCGATGCCTGACAGGTCTCTAATAGATGCAACTTTAAGTGTACTCATTTTACCTGTTTAGTTTTCCTCAAATCTATTTATATGTTTATGGAGTTGGTCTAACCTCATCTGTTTCCAGGTATGGTTGATCTCTCTCCCATTGATCATCATCAGGGTAATAACCTGGATGATAATGTACTTTATTGGCAGGATAATCTCTTCTAGAAGACTCATCCTCCCAAGATGTTACTTGAAATGTCTCTTTAAACGTTAAAGTGACACCATCTTCCTTAACATAAGCCTGTACTATGTAGTCAGTATCAGGATCAAGTCTAGGGAATGATAAATTCTCGAACCAAGGACAATCTGTACAGATGATTTGATCATATTTCATCTCATACAGTGGTGTTTCATTTCCTTTGCTGATACACACATACATCTCTAGGTCTTTGAAGTGAAGTTTATATTCACCATTCTTTCTGACACTCATCTTAAGATTAGGATCATAAGATTTTAGTGTCTGAAATCCTGAAGATTCTACAGTCTTCTTAGCAACATCAAATACTACTGTTGCTTCATTATACTCAACTGATTGAATGTTTTCATCAGCTGGTCTTGGATCATTAGGATCCGTTATTCTTGGGTTACTAATTTGTTCCATAATTACAATTCATAACATACGGTAATGTTTCCTGTTCCACCATTATATGCACCTGCACCGTTTCTTGCCCAATGTCCCCAGTTTCCACCGTTTCCATATGAACCAGCCCAAGTTTCGGTTTCATCAGCATAGTTAGAACCTGACCAATTGTTTCCTCCACCTCCTCCTGCTGCTCCATTACAGTCACAGCCTGGGTTTCCTCCACAATTACCTGCGTTCCAACCGCCTCCACCACCGCCTCCTCCAGAGGCATCGTTACCTGGTCTTCCACACTCGTCTCCATTAGTATCTCCATTAGCACCGTGATTTCCACCCTGTGAACCGCACTGTCCGTTTTCTCCTCTCTGGTTACCTGCTCCTCCTCGACCAGCACCACTACATCCTTCACGTCCACCGCCCCCGCCACCACCTGCTGCTACCAACAGGATATTGCCTTGATCCAAGTTAACACCCCAAGGTGAGAAGAACATACTTGCTGCTCCACCACCTCCACCACCTGCAGAGCATCCTCTACAAGAAGCGTGAGTACCACGACCACCAGATCCATAACCAGATCCGTTATTACCATTACCACCGCCACCCCAACATCCGAAGCAACCTCCTCCG